ACATTAATAGGTTGGGTTGAAAGTACTGATATTAATAAATCAAAAGAAATAGATAAGATTCTTGATTCTTTTAAGAATTCAAGATTACCGTTGCCTGATACAAATATCGCAAAACAGGCAAACGCAGAAGGAGGTAATGAAGTGTCAGAAAACACAGAAAATGCAGTAGTTGAAGAAACAGCTCCTGCAGTTGAAGAAGCAGCCGCTGTTGAAGAAACCGCAGCTGTTGTTGAAGAGGCTCCTGCTGAAGAAGCAGCAGCTGAAGACGCTCCTGCCGAAACTCTGGAAAAAGCAGCCGACGTATCAGAAGTTGAGGTTGATGAACCTGATTTTGCAAAGATGCTCGGTGATCTTAAGGGATTTTTCGCAGAGACTCTAAACAAGGCATCTGAGGCAAACTCTGCTCAGGTTTCAGCAATCAAAGAAACTGTTGAAACATTTAGCAAGAGCGTAGATGGCCGTATTTCAGAGTTGGCAGAACAGCATGCAGCACTTTCCAAGGCTGTAGAAGATATAAAGAACACGATTGATACAGTAGAAAAGCGTGTTGACGCAGTTGAATCAGAAACTGCAATTAAGAAGTCCTATGACCTCGGCGGGTCACAGGAAGTAACAATAAAGAAATCAAAATGGAACGGTTCTTTCCTCGGTTCCGTAAATGAGTTATTCAACTAAAAAAGGTAGGTGAAAAAAGAATAATGAGCAATGAAACATTAGAAAAGGCTGTAGCAACAAACACACACGTTACAGCCAATATGACTGGATCGGCTGGAGCTACAACTGGCATCCACGTCGGTTCTGAAGGTAAGGGTGGTCTTCTCAATCCTGAGCAGTCCGCACGATTCCTCGATTATATGTTCGATGCAACTGTAATCGGTAAGGTGGCTCGTACTGTTCGCATGAGAGCAGACACCACTGAAATTGATCGCATCGGAGTCGGGGAGAAGTTGATGAAGCTTGCAACTGAGGCAGATGATACTGCAGCAAACGCAGCTGTTACTTTCTCCAAGATCTCTCTTTCAACAAAGAAGCTTCGTCTTGACTGGGAGCTTTCGACAGAATCCCTTGAGGATAATATCGAAGGTCCAGATCTAGAGGATCACATCGCACGTATGATGGCTACACAGGCTGGAAATGACATTGAGGACGTAGTTCTTAATGGAAATACAGCACTTACATCAGATGCACTTTATAAGGCATTTGATGGAGTATCTAAGAAGGCTAAGGCTAACGGACACGTTGTTGATGCAGCTGGTGCTGCAGTATCACGTGCTGTTTTCAATAGCGCTCTTAAGGCACTTCCACGTAAGTACAAGCAGCGTCGTACCGACCTTCGCTTCCTCGTTGGTTCCAATTTGATTCAGGACTTCCTGTACGCAAATAGCATTGGAACAAACCAGACAATCCCACAGGATATTGCATCGTCAATCATCCGTGGAGATGTTGCACCACTTGGTGGTCCAGCAGGTTATGTCGCTCCATTCGCATTCGGTATTCCGATTGTTGAAGTTCCTCTTCTTAAGGAAGATCAGGACGGCGACTATTCAGGCGAGACAGGTAATCATGGAGATATCCACTTGACATTCCCAAATAACGTTGTTATTGGAATCAAGCGAGATGTCACAGTTTATCGTTTCTTCTGGCCACGCAAGGACTCCATCGAATATACTATGTATACTCGCGTTGGTGTTCAAATCGAGCAAGCAGATGCTTGGGTCGTTGTTAAGAACGTCAAGGTCGCTTCCTAATTAATAGGATTTGATCTCTGGGAAAGCCCCCATTAATTTGGGGGCTTTTCATTTTAATTTACTAATGATATAATTAAACTCACGAGACTAAGGAGAAATTAATGTCTTTTGACACATTAAAAATATCTGAATTAAAAAAGATAGCCGAAGACTTCGGCGTTGATATTGAAAACAAAAAGAATAAAAATGATATTATTGCACTACTTGCAGAAGAAGGTGTAACCTGGTCGGTCTACTCAAAGACCATTGACAATCTGGAAGAAGAGGATATGATTACAGAAGAAAAGCCAAAGGCAAAGTCTTCAAATTCAGAAGATACTGTTTTGGTTAGAATGACAAGGGCAAACTTTAGATACGATATTTTGGGTCATACTTTTACAAAAGAGCACCCATTTGTTGCTATGGACAAGTCTCAAGCCCAGGCAATTTTTGATAAGGAGGAAGGTTTTAGACTAGCTACTCCAAACGAAGTACAAGAGTTTTATAACTAGCTAAGCCTTTAAAAATGGCAGAGGTATATGTAAATAGTAATGATCCAATTATCACTAAGATATTTTACTCTGGTGAAATTATTGATGCAGATGGTCAAGTAACTGCCGCTGTTTATGACATTACTCAAGATCCAACTATATCTCCACCAATAAGTCCTACTACCGCAATACTAACATTTAATGCCACCAAGCTTGAAAATGATTTTGGTACTTATCAAATATCCGCTCCTTTTTCTATTACAACAAGACAAAGAAAGCTAAAGGTTGTTTGGTCGTATCAAATTGGTGGCACTAATGTTAGTCATAATCAATTTGTAGATGTCGGATTTACAAATAGGAACAGATCCAAGCGATCCTAAGTACAGAACATATCATGAATTACGCATGGCGGAAAAATATGCAAGAAAACAAATAGAAGATTACACTGGTCAAGAGTTTAGCACATATCTTGATACAGAGATAGTTTATGGAAGTGAATCAGATATACTTCCCCTCCCATATAAAATTGTAGAAATTCATAAGCTATACGCAAATGATATTTTATTGATTGATAATTTAGCAAGTCCTGCTGTAAATAATTGGATATATACACCACAAATTACTGAAACAGGATTTGGAATAAGAATTGATAGAACAGGTTTATTAGACAATACTGTTTATGTAGCAAACGGAATGATTCCGCCTACAATAAGCGATCAATACGCAGGCGAAGCATTTGCTAAAAATGTAAGATACAAAGTTGTCGGAAGATACGGATGGGTAGACGTTCCAGATAATGTAGAGCAGGCATGCATACAATTAATGGGTCATTTTTTTGAGAAAGATAGGTATTGGAAAGATCAATATATAAAGAGTGTTCAAACGTTTGATTGGCAGGTCGAGTATACAGAAGGAATTTATTCTGGTACTGGATGTAGTTATGCCGACAAGCTTTTGTCAAACTATGTATTAAATCAAATGGTTGTGATTTAATGTATAGCATAGTAGACTCTATTCTTTCTATGAAGCTGGATATTTATATTCAGCGGGACATACAAGATCCAAATACTGGTGCCATAATTAAAGAATGGATATACAGTAAAACTTTAGATTGCCATGCAAAAGGAATTATTAGCAACTCCGTTACATCTAGAAACGGAGATCGCCAAGTATTTGATAATAGATATATTAATGATCAATTAATTCAAGTTAGAACTTCGGAAAAATTAACTTTAAGACAAAAGATAACAAACGTTCGTGATAGCGAAGGTATGGTTATTTGGACTGAGTTAGATAATCCTACAGATACCCCAACTGTTTTTGAGGTGGTAGGAGTAACCCCAATAACCGATCCCTTTGGTAGGGTGATAGCATTCAATAGTACAATGAAGAGATCGGAGAACCAGAGAATTGGAATCTGATTTTTTATTAGTACAAGCAGCAAGCAGGCTAGAAAAATTTATGTCTGGCTCTGGAATGACGGGAAACTTAAAAGAGAGTCTTGTAGCTCAGGTATCTGCTGCAATATATTATAAATCGCATGCAGTAGCAGCGTTAACAAAAAGTAAGAAAATAGACTCTGCATTTAAATCGATTATATTTAATCAGATAAACGAAGATTTTGGGGCGTTTATGGATTCCCAAGCAAGATCAAAGCCAAAGACATTTCACCATATTTATGAGTGGAAGCTGGCGGGAGATAAAAATTCTAGACTATTTGAATTAAATAAACTAGACTCAGAGTCTTTTCAAATATTAATATCTTATTCATTTAAGCCATCTAAATCATTAGTGCCATCTTCTAACGGCAATAGAAGGCATGTGTTTGTTCAAAAGGCACAGGTCATGGAAGAGGGAAGACAATTAATAATATCTCCAAGATATGCAGAAAGATTA